TGCAGGCGAAGATTCGCCACGCACAATTACAGGCGTTGCCGTACCTTGGGATGTCACAGCGACAGTTTCAGACGGCACCAAGGTTTCTTTTCTTCGTGGCGCTTTTGACCTTGAAGCAAAGAACCCGAAACTTTTGGAAAATCACGATTCAACGCAGTTGCGTGGCGTTGTGACTGAACTTGCAGATTCAGAAGAAGGACTTTTGTTCACTGCAAAGTTTGCCAAGACCAGAGCATCAGACGATGCAATTGAACTTGTCAAGGCAGGTGCTTACGACTCCGTAAGTGTGGGCGCTATCCCACTCAAATTCACTATGTCAAAAAACGGCACAATGATTGTTTCTTCAGCATCGCTAGAAGAAATAAGCCTTGTTGCTTCACCGGCATTCAAAGATGCCATCATCACAGAAATCGCTGCTTCGGAACCTGAAGAAGAAGCAACCGAAACCCCAACAACAGACACTTCCGAGGAGGAAACCATGTCACAAGAAAACCCAGTCGAAGCCTCCCAGCCCGACGTTATTCAAACACCCCTATTCGCAACAGCGAAGCGTGAGTTCAAGATGCCATCTGCTGGCGAATGGATTAGCGCACAAATGCAAGGTGGCGCTATCGCTGCCGAGTTCAATGCTCGCCTTCGTGCTGCAGCACCCGATGTAACCACGGCCGACCTTGACGGAATTTTGCCTTTGCCAATTGTTCAGCCGATCTACTCTGGAATCCAGGGTCTGCGACCTGTAGTTGATGCAATCGGCGCTCGCCAAATGCCTCAATCAGGCAAGGTATTCATTGTTCCAAAAATCACCACGCACACAAGCATTGGTGGCCCAGAAACACAGAACGCCACAATCACAGCAGGTCAATACGTCGTTGACGACATCCAAATCACGAAAGACATTTACGGTGGATACGTCGAAGTTTCTGAGGCTTCAATTGACTGGTCTTCACCGGAAGTACTTCAGGGTCTCCTTGAGGACATGTCCAAAAAATACGCCCTTGCAACAGACAATGCAGCTGCCGATGCGCTTCTTGCAGGTACTTCACAGACCACAGGTAACGTCGCACCGACAGACCCTGCAGATTGGATTCAAAAGGTTTACGCTTGCGCAAACACCATCCTTGCTAGCGGCAACTACCTCCCAGACCACCTCTTTGTTTCTGGTGACGTGTTCGCACAACTTGGTTCACTCGATGACACATCAGGTCGACCATTGTTCCCACAGGTTGGGCCAATGAACGCATTCGGCACAATGAACGCAGGTTCACGTGAAGCAGTTGTCTTCGGACTTCGTCTAGTAGTTGACACCAACTTTGCAGCAAAGACCACCATCGTGGGCGCAGCAGCAACTGGTGCATTCCGTTGCTACGAACAGCAGAAGGGTGCAATCAGCCTTGACAATCCATCAACGCTGTCACGCACAATCGCATTCCGTGGCTACTTTGCCCCAAAGATGATTGACGCCAACCAGTTCATGAAGATTCCTCAGGCTTAGTCCTGAGACCTAGAGGGAACTGAAGAACCATGGCCACTTACGACTTAGCGTTTCACACACGCCTAGACGGTGTTGTGGTTCTTCAGACCTTCGTTGAAACTGGTATCACCGTTGGCGATGTTGTCACCATCGCCGGCGCTGGCCACGATCTAAACGGAACACACACCGTTCTCTCAACGCAAGATTTTGAGTACATTGGCGAATCGGATGAGGGCGATTTTGAGTTTGACAACAATGTCATTCGTCTTTATCAGTTTCTTAGCCGTGACGCTGGCGATGACCTAGAGCGTTCTGTTGCTACAGGAACTGTCACATTCACACCGTCTGTATCGTGGATACAGGCTTCCGATGTGACAAGTTGGTTAGGGATTGACGTGGCTACTGCTAACGACACGGCCTTCATAACGGTCTGCGTCAATGCCACCAACAACTGGTGCTTCAGAAAGCGTCGTGAGGCTGGTTACACAGACTCGATGACAACAGTGCCCGGTGCCGATGTGAAACTCGGTGCGATCATGTATGCAGCAACTCTCTACCGTGAGCGTGGCTCTGCAGATTCGTTTGCCTCATTTGACGCAATGTCTTCAATACCTATCCCCTCAACCATGGGACGCATCATGTCTCTTATTGGTTGTGGCCGTCCACAGGTGGCGTAATGGCTGCATCTGGAATTCTTGTTGACGCAGTGAACGCAATCAAAACAGCGCTCACAGCGTTGGGTTTGAAACCAGTCACAGACCCACGCAACGCACGGCCCATGTCTGTCTTCATTGAATTACCAGTGATGACGTCATGGACTTACAACGTGGGCGACTTTCGCATTCCAGTGCGCATACTTGCAGCTCCTCCCGGCAACCAAGATTCAGGTGATTACCTGATGACAACGGTTGACACAATCATGAACTCTTCCATTGCCGTAGTTGACGCCCGACCGGGCAACGCTTCTTACGGTGGGCAAGACATCCCAACATACGATTTGACTGTGGCTATCGCAGTCAAACGAAACTAGAAAGGTCAGAAATGGCAACAACAACATTCCTCAGCAATGCAACAATCAACATCACGCAGGGCGCAACAACTTACGATTTGAGTGATCAGGCAAACGCCTGCACAATCACCATTGGTCAGGATTCGCTTGAATCCACAGCATTCGGTGACACTGGTCATCGTTTTGTTGGTGGCCTTCAGAGCGTCGAAATCTCAATTGACTTCTTCCTTTCATACGGTGCTAACGAAGTTGAAACAGCACTCGCAGCCATGGTTGGTCAAGGCTCCACAGTTTTGACCATCAGCCCATCTGGAACAACAGAATCAGCGTCTAACCCTGAATACGTCATCACGAACGCAATGCTGGAAAACTTCACACCAATCAACTCAACAGTTGGTGAACTTGCAACCGTCACGGCCTCCTTCACTGGTGGCACATGGGTACGAGACATCACCTGATCTAAGGAACGAGGGAAACAATGAAAATCCAACTACGCATCACGCCCAACGAAGGCGAACCATACGAACTAGAAACAAACCTGTTCGTCATCGTTGCTTGGGAACGCAAGTTCAAACAAAAAGCATCGACGCTTGCTAACGGCATCGGCATCGAAGACCTTGCGTTTATGGCTTACGAATGCTGCAAACAGCAAAACATTCCAGTGCCAGTTTCATTTGACGAATACATCAAAAAAGTCAATGCCGTTGAAGTAGTTGGTCAAGAAGACCCAAAAGCCACCGAAGCAACAGTTACCGAAGAGCCTTAGCAGAGGTACTTGTTGCGACAGGGTTTTACCCCCCACAAATAGAATTCGAGATTGACGATCTAACGACAGTCATTGAGATTTTGAACAACCAGCAGAAAGCACAACGGAAATGACAGCATCAGCCTCCATAGAGATAGCAGGTCTGAAAGAAACCATCCGTTCGCTGAACAAGGTCGAGCCGGGGCTGCGTAAAGAGTTCACTAGAAACGCTAACGAAATTGCCCAACCAGCCATCCGTGAAGTTCAGCAGGGCTACGCAAAGATTCCTTTGTCGGGTATGGCTCGCAACTGGACAGACAAATCAGGACGCAAAATCTTTCCGTTCTCGGTGGCTAAGGCACAGTCTGGAGTCAAGTTGAAAGTTGATGCTGCAAGGGAAGCCGTCAGCCTGCTTTACATCACACAGACCTACGTCGGCGCTGCCGTCTTCGAGGCTGCAGGGCGTAGCAACCCCAACACCCTAGGAGACTCTCTAGGGCCACTGAAACCCAACCAGACAAGAGTTCTTGGGCCTTCTGTATTTAGGAAGCGTGGCGAGATTGAAAAGGGCTTACAACGCCTCTCAATGGATGCCATTCAGCGTGTCCAGAAAGAACTGAACTAATGGCTCTAGCAATCCCTATCATCTCTACCTTTGACGGTGGAGGCGTTTCCAAGGCAATCAACGAATTCAAGAACCTTGAAGGCGCTGGCAAAAAAGCCCAGTTTGCCATCAAGAAAGCAGCCGTTCCGGCAGCTGCAGCGTTGGCTGGTTTGGCTGTTGTTCTCGGTGATGCTGTATCAGGCGCTATTGAAGACGCTGCAGCCCAAGACCTGCTCGCTAACAGCCTAAGAAAAACCACTGGCGCAAATGATGCACAGATAGCCAGCGTCGAAGACTGGATCACGGCGCAAGGTCAACTGCTCGGAATCTCGGACGACAAATTGAGGCCGACTCTAAATCGGCTCGCCAGGGCAACTGGTTCAGTCACTACTGCACAAGAGTTGGCAACTCAAGCCATGGACATTGCAGCAGCCACCGGCAAACCACTTGAGACCGTCGTTGGGGCGTTAGAAAAAGCCTATGGTGGCAACCTTGCAGCCCTAGGCAAACTTGCTCCTGAATACCGTCAGATGATCAAGGACGGCTCAACCTTTGAAGACGTCATGTACGCACTTGCCCAGACCACTGGTGGCGCAGCTGCAGATGCAGCCGAAACGACAGCAGGCAAGTTTGCTCGACTGAAACTTGGCTTTGACGAAACAAAAGAATCTATCGGTGCAGCGTTGTTGCCAGCAGTTGAAAAGTTGTTGCCTTACCTTCAAAAGTTTGCTACATGGGCACAAGACAACCCACAGACATTCATGATTATTGCTGGCGCTCTCGCAGCGATTGCAGCGTCCATTGTCGCCATCAACGTCGCTATGGCATTGAACCCAATCGGGCTGATTGCCATTGGCGTCATTGCCCTTGTTGCTGCTCTTGCTGTCGCCTATAAAAGGTTTGAAGGTTTCCGAGAAATAGTTGACGCTGTGTTTGGGGGAATTAAATGGTACGTCAACAACGTCACTATTCCAGCAATAAAACTCATGGTCGATGTATTCAAAACAGCGTTCAACGGAATCGCAATGTTGTGGAACAGCACTATTGGCAAGTTTTCTTTCACTGTGCC